TTGCTGTGCGTTTGTTATGGCCATTGTGCTATTCTATTTTGTTTTACCAAAAATATCAAGGCTCGGCATAAGAACTTTTATATCTCTTCGAATGTCTTCTTCAGGTATACCTTTAGATTTCCATTCATTATCGTCCTTATATTCTTCACCTGTTTTAAGGTTAGTTATTTTTTCTATTATTTTCTCTGGTTTTATGACTTGCATTTTTCCTCCTATGTTCTGTCAAATTCTAGTATTGATACTGTGCCTTCAAATATATCAGCTGTCGCTGCTTGTAATTGTAATTTGTCACTCTCTTCCAATATAATTGTACCATCAGATATAGACTTAGAGTTACCTGTGTTAACAGTATGCTCCGCAAACTGATAAGCTCTACCTGCAGAGGTATCATATATAAAAGCTTTTATTTCCGTGTTCCCTGCTCCAACATTAGCTACATGTATGTTTTGTATGATTGCTCTAGACTCAGAAGGTACAGTATAAATATCTGTAGCATCTGTTGTAGTTAAATCAAAGTTTGCGTTTTTATATCTATTAGCCATTATGTTGTACTTCCACTACTCATGAACCAAGTAAATCTTTGTTGTTCATCTCTTAAATCTTGTTGAAATGTAGAGTTTAGTTTCTCAATCAATCCGTCTAAATCTCTAACTAAAGAATCAGCATCTTGTTGTTTATATTCTTTTCCTGGTCTTGTAAATACTACCGTTACTTTAGCCATTATCTACGTCCATCTGGTTGTGTATCTAATCTAAATGTACCAAGCTTCCAACTTTGATTAGCTGCTGTGTTAGCTATTTTTAAAGACATAGCTCTTGCTCTTGCTCGTGTATCTACTTTCTCGGTAGAACTTGTTATTGTAAATGGTCCAAGAGGTGAGCTTGCTTGAGAACTATTTGGATAATTTCTTAATTGTAAAGTAACTTGAGTATTACCTGTTTGAGATAAAAAGTCAGGTATAAATCTTCTTATCTTCATAATAAATTCACCATCTCCTTGAAACGTTGCAACACCTGTTTGTTGACCGGTAGATGATCTTGATTGAGTAATATCAAAATCTCCAGATTCAATATTAGAGGTAATTACATTTACTCCACTTGCTAGTGCTTCATCCGTTCCTTTTTCATGTTCAAAGTATATTGTACTACCTTCAGTATTACCAACAACATCAAACGATGCATCATCATCTGCAGTAAAACTAGTTGCGTGTGGTAAACCAAATACAGATGAATCTTGCCATGCTCCACGGGCCAAGGTTCCTGTTGTCCAAACAGGTCTATTAGGACGGGAGTCCATATAATTGTAAGTTACACATCTATTAATAACCGTTGAACTTTCTGTGCAATAGAACCAAGTAATTTCACCAAACAAATTATTTAATCCAACATTAATTAATTGATTAGCTGTTGTGTTTAAATCATCATAAACAAAGTCCTCTACCAAACATGTCATGGTCTCAAGGTTACCAGAGTATTTAAAGAAACCATTTTCTGAAAACCAATACGCAGCACCATCTACTTCTAATGCAGCGTTCTGTCCAATCAATCCGCAGTTCGTTCCTACTTGTTGGAAACCAAAAGTAAATGGTTGACCAATAAATCTCATGGTAAATAAAGACGTATCTGTCCAAACATAGATCGCATCTCTACCTCTAACCGCACCTACAATTTTAGATCCATCAGCTAGTCTTTGTGTACCTGCTGTGTTGACGGCTGTTGGTTGATATGTATTTATATCTTCTTGGTTTGAGAATCTTATAAACATTTCATCTTGTGTAGAAGGTGTTCCAATAGTTGTTTCCGTTCCAAAAAATACTAAGTGTCTATCCGGTGTTGATACTAACATATCACGTGATGCTGTTGGTGCACCTGATATTATAGTTGCTCTTATTGTTACAGCGTTTGTTGCGTTAGAGTCCCATTCAAATACTTGTGCGTTATGAATTAGTGCAATTACTTTATCTCCAAANTTATCAATAGACCATANACCNGGATCAACAACTAAGTCACCNGATGCAGCCTCACCCCATGCAATATAATCTGAACTGTTGGTTACTGTTGCACCATTTGAATGTGTTGCAGCTGTTGTATTTCTAACTCCTCTTGTAACACCTGTTAAAGTATTACCAGATATACCTGTGTATGAAATTTCTTCTGATCCTATTTGCACAAAGTTTGTACCTGAAGTTGGAAACAAAGATGCGTCTGTTAATACAACAGTTGTTGTAACTGCATTAATACCACCATTTAAAGTTGTGGTTGCTTCTCCTGTTACAGTTCCACCCCATGCAGCTAAACCCCAACCAAAACCAGGTAATTGTTCTGCAGGTCCTACTGGATAATAATGTTGAACTCTAATACCACCAGATGTTGTAGCACCTGAACCTGTCTCATTAGATGGCATTGTAATAGTTAAAGTGGTAGCTGTTGGTACACTTGTTACCATAAATTTTTTATCATCAAAGTCTGACGCTGAGTAGTTAGAGTTTGTGATAGCTGTAAAATTATCTAAAAGTATAATATCATTTTCTTGAATGTTGTGGTCCGTGCTAAATGNTAAAGTGACTGTTGCAGAACCATTCGTTGTACTAAATGCNTTAGTTAATGTTGTAGTAGTTTTGATAGGGTGAATGTCGTAGAATACACCCCCTGTGTAAGCGTATAAAATTCTGTTTGTACCTATNATTGCAAACTTATTACCAGATTTATTGACNAAATGATGTAAAGCTCTTGCAGCTCCTGTAAGTTTAGACTCACCTAACTGTGACCAGCCACCTATTTTTTCAGGTGTACCATATCTAAAACGTACATTATCACCACCTACCCATTGTCCTTCAGCTGTGGTTTCTGTAATTTGTTTGTTGAACCCTGGTTGGAATCCTATTTTTTGTAACATATAACCTCATTATATATTAAAAAGCCCAGCTTACAAAAGAGTATCGGGTGCCTTTTATTGTTTCCCTTACCTCATGCGGATACATAAAGTTAGATGGAAATAGTAGTATATCACCTGTTTTTAACTCAATTTTCTCTCCTCTGCAATAAAATTCACAGCCCTCATAGTCTTCATTTAGATTAGCTACAATAGATACTATCGGAACACCTTTCATTTGACCATCAAATATACTGTGTATATGATCATAGTGTTCTCTCATCATGGTGCCAACTTGATATCTGTTAAATCTTATTGGACTAAACTTACTGAGCCATGGTCCTTGAGTCTTTTCTCCTGGTGTACTATGCTTTTCTTGATACTCACCTAATGCTTTAACTAAATATGGTGTTATCTTTGCTTGTTGTTCTTTAGTGCAATTCATAACATCTAACTCTTTTGTAGGTTCAGATGATGTTGTGCCTGATGCATAATTATTCCAAGTATGTTTTTTCCAAATACCATTATTGCATTCATCTATTAATTGTTCACATACTTCTTTTGGTATGTGGTTCTTTACGTATATATAACTTTTAATTGTGCTCATTCATTAACCTCCTAATATCTAAATGAGTTAGTGATTTTTCTGATCCTATTACATCAATACTAAAAGTATTAAAGGATACACTTATTCTATCTTCGTCACCTTGATTAATAGGCACGCTATGTTTTAGTGAAGACGGAAATAATATTAATTCACCTGGTTTACAAGGCAACATAAAAGACTCAGAGTTTACATGATTGTATTTTATAGGATCTAGTTTCATACCGTCTTGATTTGTTTTTGAAAATTGTATTGGTGGTAGTTTTTCATTTATTTGAAAATACATTACACCAGACACTATACTATTTGGATGTACATGTTCATGATGCTTGGACCCTTTTGGATTTCTATTGGCCCAACATTGAGTAATCACTAATCTTTGTTTTGATTGCATTACATTCTTAGTAAATTTATCTACAGCCTCACCCAAAAAGTTTTTTATGTTTTTTAATTCTTCATTGCGTAACAAGTACGAATCATCAGATCTATAATTACCGTTTTGTTGTTGCTCACGATAACTAATAGTTTTTAAATACGCTAGTTCTTTATCAATTGGTTCTTCGTAAGGTACAATTAATAAAGGTGTTGGAAACAGCTGTAATAGTTCTTCTTTCATGTGTAAATTGTATATAACATTAATTAAAATTTAGTCAATATTATAGGCTAAAGTAATTCTAGTATTTTTATTATTTTTTTCTACGTAATGCTGTAAATAACTTCTAAATATTAATAAACTATTGTTTTCTGGTCTCATTTTGACTGTTTGATAAGATAAATGATTTAGTCTTACAACTCCTTTGAGTGGTCTCATATCTTCATAAGGATGTTTAAATATAGTAGCAGATCTATCCTCAATATTATTTTCTACTTGTGCATAATAAATAACTGAAAAAGTATAACCTGCATGATTATGAAATTCTTGATAATCGTTTTTATTGTATATGTTAAACCATCCATTAGATAATTTTTCATATTTATGATCTGACCCTAAAGTTTCGTTATATATATTAACATGTTTTAATANTTCTTTATTGAGATTATTAAAATTTTTATCTTTAATTATATCTAAAGTTCCTAAACTATTAAAAGTATTAACTAACCATTCAGAACCACCTTTTTTTGTTTTCTGTTTGGTGTCTAAACAATATTTAACTATATCTGATTTATCTAAATTAGATAATATGTTTTCTTTATAATAAAAAGTAGTTGGAAAATATTGTATAATCTCTTTCATAGAGACTGTATAACATATTAATTATGAAAGTCCACCGTGAGAACCAGAACTTCCAGCTCCTTCAGAGTGCCTTGTAGTCAAATTTCCATACTCTACTGCATTACCTGTTGAAGCAATTGTTATTTTATTTACATTTGTTTGACCTGGTTCTCCTCCACAAAATAAACCTAAAGTAGAATTACTTATTCCTATCAATCCTTCTGTAGGAGAGTATGCTAGATCACCAAAATCTGTTGTGTTACCAGTAGAAGCTATGGTTATATAACCCATTTGATTTCCACCTCCACCTCCGTTTCCTCCGCCATATACTCCTCTTGTAGAAGAACATACTCCTGCATTTAAAAGACTTCCTCCAGCAGCAATATCACCAAAATCAGTCATGTTTCCTGTTGAACTAAAAGTTATGTATTGAATAACGTCAGATCTACCTGGGTTACCTCCACCCATCACAACACCTCTTGTTGTAGAGTTTACATTATTTGATCCACCACCTAAGGCAGGAGAAATCATATCCCCAAAATCAGATGCATTACCAGTTGA